GACTTTTGGAATATGCAAAACACCTATAACAGCCCAGAACAGCAAATGCAACGGCTACAACAGGCCGGACTTAACCCTAATATGGTGTATGGTTCGGGCTCTGCTGTTAACGTCGCTAGCGCCCCTAGCGTTCCTCATGCTTCAACCCCTAACAATCAAGCCCCCAGGGTTGATACAGGCCAAATCGTTGATTCCTACTTCAACGCACAAACACGCCAGGCTACTGTGTCCAATATGCAAAAACAAGGTGACCTCCTGGATGCCGAAAAATCTTTAAAACAAGCCGAATTAGTAAAATTGCTTCAAGGCAACCGTTTCGGTGAGGAAACTTTCGATTGGCGTAAAGAGACAGTCCTTCGCAATATGAACCTTAAAGGCTACGACCAGGATATTAAAAATAATTCCCTGGAACTTATGGCTCATAAATTAAAACAAATGATTCTTACCCAGGAAGCTATAAAACTCGATAATGATAATCGCCAGCTTCGTGGCCAGGGCTTCGGCCTTGATAATAAACAAAAATCAATTAATGTCCAATCTTCCGGTAATACCCTGGATTCACAAATGAAAGGTATGAACCTTGAAGCTTGGATGAAATTATTAATCGGAGGCGTAGGAGCAATACGCCGTTAAACATTTAAATCATGAAAAGAAGACGTTTCAAATCATCACGTAGAAAAGGATTCAGAAAATCCTTTAAAAAATCATCATCCTTTAAACGTAAAGGAGGACGCCGTTTATACGGTAATTACACTATTCCTAGAGGTGGTATCAGGTTATAATGTTACATCATTGGATTAATTACAAGGCGGCACTCATCCAGGATGGTTACCGCCTTAACCACTATTCATCACTACTTCAAGTATGGATTCGTGATTTCTCTGCCCAGGTTAACACTGGGCGTGTACATTTTTATTCACCTAAACCTAATTTCTAATGGCTAATATATTTACAGAGGTACAGCTTAGCCGAGTACCCTCAAATTCCTTTAATCTTTCACACGATTTTAAATTCTCGTGTAATATGGGATTTATTATCCCAATTCAAAACATTGATTGTGTTCCTGGTGACCGGATAAATGCCGAATCTACTATAATGATGAGGCTTGCCCCAATGCTAGCTCCAATCATGCATTCAGTAGATGTCTATGTACATCACTTCTTTGTACCCAATCGTATTATTTGGCCAAATTGGGAAAAGTTCATTACATCCGGTATACCTAACGAAGATACTCCTGCACACCCTTACTTTCAGGAAGTAACATCCTTTAACGGTGGTCTTTGCGATTATTTCGGTCTACCATCAGCAGTTGATAATTCAATGGTCTTAGACAAAATCAATGCCTTACCATTTGCAGCTTATCAAAAAGTTTGTAATGACTATTTTCGTGATGAAAATCTTGACCCTGAATACACTGTTGAGTTATTTGATGGTCTTAATACTTGGAATAATTATTCTACTTTGCGCAAGCGCGCTTGGCAACATGACTATTTTACCTCTGCCTTACCATTTGCTCAAAAAGGTGAACCGGTTGTATTACCTATTGGTACATCTGCACCTGTCACCCTGAGTAATGTCATAGACGGTACATCCGGTAAGTTTTATGCCTCTGATGGCTTAGCCCCTTTTCCTGCATCACAAATGGTTAATATATCAGCAGACAATATTTATCCTTCAGGACAGGCTCATGCAGATGCTGTTTGGAACAACTCCGATACTCCAGGAGGCAAAGTTTATTATGACCCTAATGGTTCTTTAACCGCTGATTTAACTGATGCTACAGGTGTAAACATTAACTCACTCCGTTGGGCTATTCAGCTCCAGGCTTTTCTTGAACGTAACGCTCGAGGTGGTACACGCTATATTGAAAATATTAAAGCTCACTTTGGCGTAACCTCATCAGACAAACGTTTACAACGTCCTGAATTTCTTGGCGGTTCCTCTCAACCTATCGTTATCTCTGAAGTATTACAAACCTCTGAAACTAATGAAAGTCCTCAAGGTAACATGTCCGGCCACGGTCTCTCAATTGGTCAAACTAAGCGAGCTAATTATTTCTGCGAAGAACATGGATGGTTCATCTCCGTTATGTCAGTACGTCCTAAAACTGCTTACCAACAGGGTATTGACCGAAAATTCTCAAGATTTGACCCTCAAGAATATCCTTGGCCATTGTTCGCAAACCTTGGCGAGCAGGAAGTTAAAAATCGTGAATTGTATTTTGACCCTGCCGATGTCGACCCCGACACTGGTAACGATGCTACGTTCGGATACCAATCACGTTATGCTGAGTGTAAATTTCAATCTAACAAAGTAGCCGGAGATATGAAAGACAACCTTTCCTATTGGCATATGGGACGTATCTTTGACGAACGCCCTACCCTTTCTAAAACCTTTATTGAGGCCAATCCCACACATCGTATCTTCAATGTTATTGATCCTGATGTACATAAGCTTTATGTCCATGCCCTTAACAAAACCCGGATGCGTAGGCCACTTCCTAAATTCGGTATTCCAACTATCTAGCCTATGGCTTGTATGTTCCCGGTAACAATTAAAAATCCTGCCCCCAATTTTGGGGGCAAGGATTACTACACTCATATTCCTGTACCTTGTGGTAAATGTCCTAACTGTCTACAACGCCGTTCACAACAATGGATTTTCCGTTTATTAGAACACGATAAAGTCCATATTGGCTCATTATTCATCACCCTCACCTACGACAATGAACACGTTCCTATCAGTAAAAACGGTTATATGACCCTTTGTAAAAAGGACTTTCAGCTATTCATGAAACGATTACGTAAATCTTATCCTAAAACACATGGCAAAATATCTTATTACGCTTGCGGTGAATACGGCGAAACCTATGAACGACCTCACTTCCACGCTATTGTCTTCAACGCTCACACCGATAATATTCAAAGAGCTTGGCAACTTGGGCAATGTCACTTTGGCCAGGTCTCGGGAGATTCAATCGCCTACACAACTAAGTATATGCATAAAGGTAAAATCATACCTAAGCATCAAAATGATGACCGAGTTCCTGAGTTCCAACTCTTTTCTCAAAGGTTGGGTATCTCTTATCTTTCCCCCGCAACTATCAAGTATCATCAAGACGATATCACTCGATTATACGTCACTTTCCCTGGTGGCCAAAAGGCCGCACTTCCACGATATTTTCGGGACAAAATCTATAGCGACCTACAACGTAAAATCCAGGCAGATTTAGCACAACACATGGTGTCTCAATTAAAAGACAAAAAAATGTATGAATTCGCCAGGGACAATCCTAGAGATAATTTCTACAGAGCAGAAGCGGAAGCAAAAAAAGCCGCTTTAAATATCTTTAAACGCCGACTATCAGAAAAACGCAACAAAAATTTCTAATTCTCAATTTATTTTATAAACATTACATCATTATGCAAAAACGCAAAATCATTCAACCATTCGCAACTCCTTACAACTATGCCTTATTAGGCATACACAAAGAGAGAGGTTTCGAAAAAAGTCAAACTGTCCCAGGGATGGTTCCTGACTTAATTACTCTACTTGGCAAACGAGCCGTAGGCGCAGAAGTTCCAACCTTCCGAGATGGTTACTCCGAGGAAGACTATCCTGACATTCACACAATGGATAAACTCGATATCCTTCAAATGCGAGATGAAAACCAGGAACAAATGGAGTTCCTTAAAGACGAACAACATCGGCTCGCTAAAGAGCTCGAAAGACGCACAAAAGTCCTCCAAGACGAAGAAACACTTCGCAAAACATCTAAAGCAAATGCTTCTCCCGGCGGAGCCCCTCCGGAGGAACAAACGACCGAAAGGTCGAAACAGCCATAATTCTCCTTGATATATTATGGCTAGGTGACACCAACAAAAAAAATCAATTTTTTTTCTTGTCACCAAAACCCCAATTTTCGAGGCCGTATCAGTGAGGCCAGCGTTAGGAGCTACGGAGGACAGAGAGAAAGCGAAGCGAGATTCGATGGACGAACACTGCGACTTTCGCCAGGCCGAACGGATAGATGCGGCCGAAGAAAATAAGTGATTCCGGGAAGGAATCTAAAACACTAACTAATAACTTAATGCAACATGAACGACCCCCCTAAAAACCAATTACAAATGTTATTCCCCATATCATGGGAAGAACTAACAGAGTTCAGTCAACCAATTATTAACTCAATCCCCGAAGAACATGCCATTTCCAATAGCAGCAGCAATCGCCGGAGGCGCAAATCTACTAGGACAGGCCGGAAACGCACTATTTCAGGGCGGACAAAACCGCAAAAACCGTGACTTTACACGTGAGATGTACCAAACCCAAAAGCAGGACTCAATTGACTTTTGGAATATGCAAAACACCTATA